TGGTCAGTACGCTTACTCAGGGCATACAACCACCGACAGGAGGCAGGCAAAACTATAGCATCTTTGCGCCTGACCGTCAAAAACGTATGCCCTGAGTGGAGTTAATTATACCGCATATGGCTGATATTAGATTAGGTAACGGGCTTTGGAATCGAACCAAACCTTGTCGTGGTTATGAGCCACGTAAGTACACCTGCACTTTCGCCCGCTATATTGTCAGGGGCTTGCCCCGTCCCCCCTCGACCGCACCCTAGCTATTGCACCGTATTCTCAGCTATTGCTTTCACTCGCCAGCGCTACTTGTTGCGGCTCCCCGACTGATGAGTGACTAATCACGCTACAAAAACTATAGCACAACTTTGCCGTTTTGTCTAGTGCCTGAATTAAAGTTTAGGTAACGCTAAATGTGTTTCCACAGCCAGATTGTTGGCGGCAATGGCACAGCCTTCTCGCCTGCCATCTCTACCAACGAATCAGCCGAATACTGCGCACGTTCTTCTGTTACGGCAATACTGATTGATGGCTGCAACTTTCCGCCGATCAATATTCGTTGTTGGGCGTAGTTTATCTCTATCGTGCGATTATCGTGTGGCAAGCTGACCAATGCCGCTTCCATAGATTTAGCTAGAAGCATAGCGAAGTCCGCTACGCCTTCCGGTTCTGGAACGGTTTCAATTTGGTCGATGTTTAGTTGGATCACTTCTCACCTGTGTTTCTTTGCTATCGCATCAGAATGACGCCGGTGTGGCGTGTTCAGTGGCGGCATTTGCAATAACTCACGAAGAATGTGAACCTGCGCCAGATAGTTGTCATGTAGGCGTTTCATGTCGGCGCGATTCACGGTAATCTGTTCATTCATTGTACCACAGGCTGTGTTTTTTTGCCCGTCCTGCATTCGCCTACCTCATTGTGTGAACTTCCGAAACGGTTTGACTTCCTGCAACCACGGTTGGAACTTCAGCCACGACGCCACCGGCACAACCCGGCTAAACTGACGTGTGCGGGTGTTGTACGACTGGCTGCCTGCAACATTGTAGTCAATCGCCGCTTGGTCACCATCGGCAATGATCACCGTGTCGCCATCCTCTAACACTATCACCGGATTCGTTACGGCAAGTTGTTCCATATCTGCACCCCCGCGCTTTGTAGTTTGGCCCGCTGCGCTTGCGTCAACACGCCGCCACGGTCAAGCACCGCCGACACATCAGACAACGACACGCCGCCTTGTACCTGTGTTTCGATGTAGTCTATCTCATTCAATAGGGCTTGCAAATTGCGGTCTTGTCGGTACTGATACAATGGCGCAGCGTTCAGGTGCCAGGCGCCCGCAGTCGGCTTTGTCAGTGGCGCTGCAACGGCCACCTGTTGTTCTAATGGGAACGACGAATCAGCAACCGTGAAAGTAGCGCGCTTCCGTGCGTCATCCTTCAGGAAGAATGTCAGATCACCATAGTGCCCAACTCTCGATTCGGCTTCAGCACCCATGTGTAAATAGCCATAGACTGGCCTTGCGCCACCTGTGGCCGTGGACGGAATACCCATACCGAACTGCTCTATGCCGCGCCGAAAATCCAGACTTTGGGCGTGTGCGTTTGATGACGCAGACTCGAACAGCGTTTTGAATTTACCGTCGTTCAGTAATGCATCAACTCGCTGCGATGGATATTGAATAGCCATGCGACTTTGTGGCCCTAGCAAATCCTTGAGTGCGCCTTCGGCATCACGCAGTAGTCTGTCGGTCGATACGCCGTACTGTTGCGCCGCACTACTCACGAAGCCGGCGGAGTTGTTGACGGCCAGGCGGTTGTTTGCGGCGCTGGCCGTGTACTGCAATGCTGGCGCCGGTCGTCGTGTCGTTGTCGGCTGCACGCGCCGTAAGCCCGCAACATTGCGGTACTGTGGCGGTAATTCCGCCGGTACCCGCCATGATGACAACTGGGGTGTACTGCCGGCTGGCTGTGTGCCTCGGCTCTGTGCTGCCCCTGGTGGCAACCGGCGCCAACGGCAGCGGCAACGGCTATGCAACGGTATCAACCCACGCGCTTGGGCAATCGTGTAGATGCCAGGCCCAAAGCCATTATCCGTGCGTTGCGATGCCTCATTACAACGCGTACATACCCACCGATCCTCTGCTGTCTGCCAAAAAGCCTTTTCGTCAACCACGCCGACGAACTGTGTGCCAGCCGCCTCGTATGTATTTAATAGTGCGTCATTGTAGCCACGCACCACGCCATCGGCGGCGATGCCATCCGTCGGCGTGCGGCCAGTTTTCTGGATGCGGTCACGCAATGCCGCCTTGGCATCGGCCGAGCCGTTCGCCTGCTGATACCGTTGCAGTAGCTGCCCGGCCAGATTCGTGCGCACGCCCATCAGTTGTGTGGATAACAGCAGAATCAACGCCCCGATGGCGTCGTTATGGTCGGGCTGATACACCGCTTGCGGCGCCGGTGGCATAGGTTCTTCGACTTCGGTGTTAGCCTGCGCAATGCCTCGCATGTATGCCGCTAGCGCCATCGCACGCACGCCGCGTTCCCGGTCATTCTCGGTGCGCCCGAACTCCTGTTGCAGTAACGTGTCAACGAAACGGTTAAACTCAATCATGCGCAGCGCCAATGGCTGGCTGAAGTCTACGCCGTCAACATATTCATTGATCGCCATGTTCACGCGCCGCCACATGGCCCGATAGTGCTGGGCATAGCGCTTGCGTAGCACCCCGGTGCGCGTTGGGTCTACGCTGCGTGCCTCAGTGGCTGTTGGCATAGGCGCCATTACTCCACAATGTGTTGGTTGCTACAGCCTCGTCAACCGTCATCAACTCATCCGTCAGCATGGCTACTTCGTCAACAATGGCCTCGGTCGGCAAATCCGGCACGAATGTTTTCAGGAAGATTGACACATCGACAATCTGTTCAATGCCAGGTTGCGCCATGCGTTCAATGACTTGTGAGTACCCCTGTGCCAGTTCCATCTGCTCAATCGCCGTGGATTCGGCTAGTGGCCACCATTTGGCGTGATATTTGCCCGTCTGTGGTGCTGGCAATGCGCCCCACTTGATAAGACGGTCAATGAATTGACGAAGCACAACCGGCTCAGCCCAGTTGCGTTGGCGTTTGGCTACCCGCTTCGCCCAGTTGCGTTCGTCCTGGCTGCTGGCCAGTTCGCCACGTTCGGAACCTATGAGGATACGCTTCGGAATGCCGGTGGTGCCACTGATAAGCGATAGGATTAGGTCAACGATACCGGAAGGGTCAACCACGTCACTGCCCAAGTCGTTGTAATCCATGCCGCGCAATTGGAGAAAACGCCGTAGCCCGTGGTCAAGCTCGTCAATTTGTTCCTCGAATGCCGTCTCCTCATCCGGCGACAAGCGCGCATCCGGTGCCAAGTTAAAGACGCCACCTTTGCGCATGAGCTTCCATGTCGCTTCGGCTGAACCGCCTACGGTTTTCATCAGGTCGTCAAGCTTGTTGTAAACCCGCTGCAAACGTGGCATTCCATAAACATCATTGTCAAGCAAGCCTTCGGCAATGTGGATAATGCGCGTCCAGTGTACCGGTACGGTGGTTGTGCCTTGCCCGTTGGCACCACTCATCATAGTGATATTGTACAGTTCAGGCAGCCCGTAACGTTCGTTGGTCGGGTCCGTCACAAAAGTCCCTATATCGGCGTTCATCTCAGCGTAAGGGCGCAGGTATAGCACATCGGCGGCTGTGATTTTTCGATCCACCGGCGTGGACAGCGTAGCATCGCCGGCCACACCAATCAGCATCACGCCGTAGCGCCCAATCCCCGCCATTTTGTCGGCACGTTCGCAGTAGTGGGCCAGGCGCAAGCGCTCAGACAGTGCGGCAAACTCAGTAGCGAATGGCGTGTCATCCTTCGGATCAGAGTCATCGCCATCCATGATTGTGACACCGTCGCCCCAGGTTTCCTCTGAGGGGAAATCCACGATGCGGGCGGCTATGTCCTCGCGCATGTATTTGGCTAGGCATTGCTCAAAAGTTAGTTCGACTGGATAACCAAGTTTATTGTAGTAATCTCGGTCCCCCTGAAATGCCTTGCCCAGTTGCCCCATCGCGACGGCATTGTCCAGCATGGTGCGCTGCGCTCGGATGCTGCGGGCGTTTGCCACTGGTTGCGCCTTGTGTCGATTATTGCGTTTGCTCATCGTTTTCGTTTGGTCCCCCATGTGCCGGCGGATTGCTTCTTTGCCGCCATAATGGCATAGCGTGCCGCGTCATACGGATCATCGCCGCCATTGCCATCTTCATCAACATCGACCTTCAGCACATCCTCTGGTCGGTTCGGATCATGCTCCATTGACGGCAAGCACTCGATCAGCGCCGTGCATCGGTCAAAAATAAACAGCTTGGCTGGTATGCCCTGCGATTCATCACCCAACAATTGCAGTACCTCACCGGCCCCGTTAATGCGGTCATCGTTAGCCGGTGACAGGATGATCCCGTGCTCTGCATACTGATCGGCGATAGTGGCAGATGAAACGCCACGACGGGCAAACACATCAGCGCCGGCCACGAAGGTCGACAGGCTGTGCAGGTTCACCCGATTGCGGGCAAGCATGGCAGTGATAGCCTTCGCATGTTGTGGCACCAACGCCTTGCTCAATCGGTGCTCATCAATCGTATAAATGTTGCCGTCTCCGTCCTGTGCCACCAAATAGCATACGGTTGGATGCGTAAACCCGTAATCTAATGCGCACCAGTGTCGCCAACTACTGGGCCAATCAAATGGCTTGACAACATGCAAGTCGGTACGAAACGGTGTAAAAAACTGCCCCGCCGCAATGTCCCAATCACCAAACCGGTATGCCCGCAGTTTCCAACCGACGTTTTCCTCCAAGCGCCGCCGGTAACCTTCATCATTAAACACATTGTCATCAACGGTGGCCGGTACGAAGCGGGTATATAATTCCTCACCTCGCTGCCACGGCGTCACAAATCGCTGCTTGAACCATGCGTGGCCGATGCCGCCAGGGTTCGTGGTTGCGTAAACCCGTGGCCGCCAACCAGGCTTACTGCTGCGATTGCTATCACGTAATGCCTTATACTTTGACTGTGACAGCGTGGTAGCTTCCTCTATGGCTATCGCATCATATTCGATACCTAGATAGTTGTCGATGTCCTTTTCGTCTTTGAAATGGCCAACAAATATCCGCGAATCGTTCCAAATCTCAAGTACTCCAGCAGACTGCTTGTACTCGTAGGGAACGTTACTCAGCACCTTTCGGGCAAGGTCGCCAAACTGTTCGCGGGCCTGCTTGCCCACTTTTCGCAGATAGAGCGCCTTTAGCCCGTCGAATCGCCGGCAGTCATCTAGTGCAACTTGCGCAAATGTAGCGTGTGATTTCCCAGGCCCACGCGCCCCACCGAAGCCAACCTGATCACACCCCACGGCAATATCGCACTGTCTAGCGGCGGCGTGAAACTCTAACTGCTTTGGCTGCGGTACATAGCCGGCAGATAGAAAATTTTCCACCTGATCCTTGGGGCATCCCACCATTTTGGCTATACTAGCAAATCGTTCAATCGCTGTTGCCATACACCTTGTCTATCGCGCTCTTCACCGATGCATCGATCTGAATCGGCCCACCATCAGCACCGGTCAACTCCTGCCGATCACTGTAGCCTCTTGCATCTGCGTCTTGCTCCACCAAATCATCATGGTATCGCTGCCGGCCTCGATGCGCTTAATCATTTGCGACTCAACCCAGTCGTTCAGCGTTTCCTTCGCTTCCTCACGCGCCGCCTGTACCTTGGGGTATTTCTTGCAGTAGTTCAGCACCGTCTGCCGGTCACAATCAAGCATTGTGGCAGCCCGTGCGGGGATGCCGCGGCATTTGCGTAGTGCCTCGATGACCTGCTCCGGTTTGTAGCGCTCCTGCTGTCGTTTGGCCATGATTAAATCTTGCTCAATATTTCCTGCCGGATGTGACGTGCAATTGCTTCCATGAGCAGCGGCGGCACGCTGTTCCCGATGCGATTACAAGCACTTCCCCAATCTGTAAATCTGTAGAGATCTGGGAAACTTCCAAGCCGCTGGCGTTCACGCGTGTTTATTGGTCTGCATTCATAAGGATGAAACAATCCACCGTATCCGGCATCCTTGCGAATTGTAGGAGAAGCATGATTCGGGTTTAATTTAGGTGATGAATTGTAGTTACCAAGCCCCTCCCCCTGCTTTGCCTCATTCCAATACCTTGTATGCAAGGGCGATAGTCTAGGCGCATCCATAAAGCCGGACAAGCTACCAATTGCTTCATGCACCGTTAACGGCTGACTTTCCGCCTTCGGGTGACTTGGCTCAATCCCCAAGTCTTCCCGCACACCAATAAATATCATGCGCTCCCGGCTTTGCGGCACATGAAAGTACATGGCATTCAGTAGTCTAGCGCTTACCCTGTAGCCGCTTGCTTTTAACTCCCGCAATATCTCAGCAAAGATGAGTTTCATTTTGCCTTTGACCATGCCGCTTACGTTTTCCATGACGAATACCTTGGGCTGTAGTCCACGCAGTAACCGCACATACTCACGGAATAGCTGATTGCGATCATCGTCAAAGTCACGCTTACCGGCTGTGCTGAAGCCCTGGCAATTATGAACGGCCACATCTTCAACGGTATAGGAGTTATCTTCTTCAACTTCCATATTGTAAACAGTTGTGCCGTCGGTGCCACTCGCTGTAATGTTTTTAACGGGTATCCATGCGCCATGCTCATCAACAAATCCAGGTCTCACACGATCAGAAGTCGGCAAGGCATAACCCACTGAATAAGCTTCTTTCACCTCTACGTCACGCCCTTGAATCTTGGCGAGGCCAGCCGGATACAAGACTTCGATAGACGCAACAAGCCCATGAGCGCGGGCAATCATTTTCGCAATGCCGGTTGCTATCCCCCAACTTACCGTTGTCGCCTTGCGCTTCTGGCTACTGATTCGCTTGCTTGATGTAATGCAGCCATCGCCTGCGAAGTATCCATCTAAAAACTCGACTTGCCATTCAGCCGGCATACACAAAAATGCAACAGGAATAAACTTTCTATCGGCATACTTGCCCACGCTTTGACAGAGTGTCCACAGATCAATATCGGACACGGTCACCCTCGAACTGCCTTGCGAATGCTTCTGTGCAACGGCGTGAAATCCTGCGACATTAAGCTTGTCAACTAAGTCAACGGTTTCCCTATCCGCTATAGAAAAAATCACTTCGCGCCGACAAGCACCATTAGCATCAAGCGTTGGATTGTGGCCTCGTACATGCCCCTCTGCTAAGTAAAAGCCAAGCAACCATGCCATCTCTGCCGACTTCCAGTCAATCTGACAATCCCGCTCAAGTAGGCGCATCTCACTCAACTCTTTGCCGCTTTCGCCCTCCATGTTTATGCGTTGCTTGGTTATAACTTTTGGCAATTCCAGATCAGGAATGCCAGAAGCATGAGGCTCAAGCAGTACGTCGCCAATCTGCAAATCCTTTGCCGCTATCCACGCCGGTTCTGTGTACGCCTTGTACTTAGTGCCATTCTTGCGGGTTGCATTATCTCTAGTCTTCACAATCCGTTGTCTTGCGTACACCTGATGTTCCGCCGTGCAAGTGATGGGCTTTCGTCCATACTTCAATTCAACAGTGTAAAGCTCACCGGCATATTGTCGTTCAAACATGTGGCTTACCTTTCTGAATCTACCGGCATGAGTAAGTACGCTCATACCTGCGGTACAAAATTCTATAGGTATTTTACCACACAATGTCAAAACTTGAAAGCCGGCAGGGAAGCACGGCGGCGAACCGTCGAATACGTCAAGCTGTCCAGGTTGCAAGCCGGTACGCTGCAATATCTCTTCCACACTCAGCTTGGCAATGTCGCCATGATAAATGTCAAGGTGCGGATAGTTTAGGCGCAATGTCTGCACGGCGTTATCATCCCATTCCACGGCAAGCAGTTCGCGAAACCCCGCCATCATATAGCCGGTACTGCTACCGCCACCACCCGCAAAGGTACTGATGACTGTCGGCGCATCGTCAGCCCGTGGCGCAATGGCCTTTTGCCACATGGCCGCAAGGTGTGCGGGATAGTCTATTTTGGAAATTCGTGGCCGCACTTCGGACATGTACACATCTCCACATCATCAGCTACAGATTCGGTATATTCCTTGAATTCCTTAGGCAAGGCGTCGTCGCTCATGCCAAGCTCAAACGGTTCAAACCCCCACGTCAGCAAATCGTCTTCGATACCCCAATTCGCAAGCGCTTCCATGTCCCAATCCCCGGTGGCACCGCGATGAAGGTACACGGTCAACTGTTGGCGCTCTCGCTCGGTAAGCTCCCGGCTTGCCACCCGAACATCAACCTCGTAATCCATGCCGTATTGACCGGCTAAAACACTGAGTCGCTGATGTCCGTTTAGTACACCGTTATCAGGATTGATCGCCAACGTCTCGACCTGCCCGAACGTTTCCACGCTATCGACTAGCCGTTCGGCTTGGGCGTTTTTGATGGTGCGCGGGTTGCGCTCCCACGGTATGAGGTCGCTTAATTTGCGGCGCTCGTTTGTCCAGGTGATTACTTTATTTTTTGCCACTATTCGCCATCCTCCAACATGCCATGCCGTGGCAACAGCGCTTCAATCTCCGCCGCCTTTTCGCCGCAGTAGCCGACAGCCAATTGCACCATCGTCAACATGTCGCTATCGTAGGCGACCACAGGCTGTTGGATGCAACGCAATAGAATGCGAATTTGGCGCAAAGTGCCCACGGTGATGTTGCATTGGTTGGATGACGTGTAAAATATGCTGCCACCAGTAATCAAGGTGCCACCAGCGCCACTTAACGAATTAAGATAACCAGTACTACACATTGCCATCTCCCCACACCATTTGATGTATTTCTTGCAATGCCTGCTCGTTCGCTGCGTGCCGCTCCTCAAACGTTGGTGGCGCCAGTGTGTCGCAGTCGGCCGGCAGGTCCAGCAATTTGCGCGCTAGGTCGTTGGCGAGTTTTCGCTGTTCCATGTCGTTGACGAATTCAACGATGTGCGGATGAGACAATTCGCCAACATGCCAGAACACCTTCATGGCCGTACCAAAATGCCTATTCGCTTCGGTCGCAACGTTCACCAGGAAATCCATGCATTCATCAGCGCTACGTAGCTTGATAGCATCGCCGCAACCGGCGGCAACCTCCACGCATAGAACGCCATCGGCGTCTGTGTAAATATTAGCGCTGGCTAGCATTTCTTGCCACCCTTCCCCTTGCCGCCCTTTTTGCCCTTCGCCATGCTATACCTCTCTATTTCCATGCCAACCAACACCGCCAGCAGCAGCAACAACAGCAGCGCCGCGGTGTGGCGGTCGGTCACGATACGCCAACCAACTCGGCAACGGTGAAAAATGCCTGCGCTTTCAATGGCAGGTTGCTACCGAGGTCGCTGTTATAGGTCGCCTCAATCAACAGCACCCGTTGCGCATCGTTGCCGGTGATGGCCAGGTCAACGTCCATTTGGTAGTTAAATAGGATCGAATCTGCGTCATCTCTGCGCCGGACAGCGAGCGAGAATAAATCACGATTTCACTGATGACGCCGTCGAAATATTGCGTTGTCGTGCCGCGTCCTAAGATCAGCAGACCGGTCAGCGCGCCAGTATTCCCGCTGGCAACTGTAACATCGCTACCGCCAACGTTGAGGACCATATTGCCGCTGCCATGCAACCAACTAACAATGTAGCGATTGCCGAGCGTAATCGCCGCACTACCTATGTCCTCGCTACCATCATAGTTGTATGCCTCGATAGTGTTGCTGTTACCAGAAAACAGCCCCAAGTATCCTCCGCTGTCGCAGAATAAACCGCGCCTCTGATAGACGGTCGCACCGGTGCTATTACTGCGAGATTTGGCGGCAATAAAAATGGTCCCAGCGGACACAGTGATAAAATTAGACATGGCAACAGAGATATAAGAATCACTAACAAAATCTAGTCCATCAGTCTGGTACGTTGCCGGTCCGTTGCCGTACACGAAATCACGCGCCGCTGCTGACTTGTCGCGCCATACCTGAGCATCCTGCCCCGGCGCGGTCACTGGTGTGGTTTTAGCCAGATTTTGCCACATCGTAGCCAAGTCCGCACCATCTAGCCACAGCGTGAGATTGGCTAGATGGGACGGCAAAAACGCGCCGGACGCACTCGCCGCCCGTGGCGACCACACCTGCACCCCAGGCGACGGGATGACGAGCCGCTGCCCCGGTCGAAAGATTGTCACCCCCATGTCCACACTCCCCACGTCGCTACGCCAACAATCAGCACGCACACCGGCCCGCAGCCGGCGAGCAGTTGCGCTAGGCATCCTTTCATTGTAGCCCCGCCCACGCCAACACGTTGTCGGCGTTGTAGCCCAACACAGTGACGGCAATGATCACAGCCACGGCGATGACCACCAGGCGCGCCGTGCGGCCGTACTCCTGCTCGATAGCATCGAGTAGCGGCATGGGATTCAGTTTGGCGATGACAGCGGCGATGGCTTGCAACATTGGTAGAAGTTTCATGCAGACCTCCAGAATAATGTTTTCCGCCTGACGGCTAGGTTGGCATTTTTCGCCAACTCACGGCAACGTGGCCGACGTTCACCGCCAGACGAAGGTGGCCCGGTCGGGAATTGAACCCGCCGCGACTGGGAATGCTCTCGGCTAGCCTAACCGATAGTGCAATCCCATAGACCAGCCAGGGTGCCACGTATTTGAGAACTAACCTCATTTACGATAGTATAGCACAACATGACGGCAATTTCAAGAGACAATTACGGCGCGCTTAAGACGACATGAACCAATCCATGAATGCGTAGAATCCCATGCCGATGACCACGCCACACACAACCCCGTAAGAAAACCAGTCGCTTGCGCTCATAGGCTGAAGTGCTGCTTTCCCACCATGCAAGTATAATCAGGATAGAACTCTACCGCATCGATGCGCAGGTTGCGTCCACGAATCTCGAACAATGTTACGCCCTGAATCCAATCAACCCAGTCGGGATCGTCGGCGTACTCTGGGTCGAGACGGCACAAACATGGCGCTTCCTGAGAATACACCCAACCTCTTGCCGTCCGTGTCGTGAATCGCCCTGCCCTATGAACATGCCCCGTGATGGTGCTGATACCATAGCGGCGCTTTTCGCTTTCCGCCTTCGCTGAATAGCCTGCCATGCTGCGCACGCGTGTGCCGTGGCTGACTTCCAGCACATCACCAAATAGTACTTTTGTTTCGGCATACTCGATTTTGAGGCGTTCCAGTTCCAGTAATGCCGGTATCTCTAGTGCCCTGATACCGTACAGTTGAGGATTCGCCCACAGGTGATGTAGAAGGCGGCGCCCGTGGTTGCCGAGTAGGAGTATTTCACGCCGCTTCTGTGGTAATGCTGCCTGAATCGGGGCAATCACTTCGATGTGCCAAATATCAATTTCGTCTTGGATTCGTTCGGTGCGTTCGGGGTTTTGTGAGAAGCGGCTCAGTTTGTAGAAGTCGTGATCATCACCGTTGTAGATGGTGATTTCTGGCTGCCACCATTTTGCAACCTTGGCGGCTAGGGCAATAGCGTTTTTGTCGTGAAAAGGTGCGTGCACATCAGAGAACACTATGCCGCGAACATCTCCATCAATGCGCAGCACTTTGGACACCTGGCGCTTTTCCGTGCCCAACTTTTTGCGGATACGCTCGCGCTGCTCTGGATTGCGCACGAATAGCCCACGCCATGCGCTGGCCGTCATGTCAATGTCGAGTGCCTCATTGACGGCTCTAGCGACGTTGGCCAGGCTGTCGAATCGTGGCGCAAGCTCCAGCGCCTTAGCGAATAGTTCCGAATTGTCTCTTGTGGCTGCAATGTCGGCGGCGATGTCTGGCGCAACTACTGCGTCATCGTCTGCCATTGTGTCTCCTATCTCAGCGCCAACTTTTCAGCCTGCCGATAATCAAGCGCCAATTT